CACCGGCCGAGTTGTAAGGGTCATTCAGGGCAGCGCCGACAAGGGAGCCGGCGATCCATGTACCCCATTCCTTAGGGACACCGATCGGATATAGACCATTTCCCGCATAATTCGGATTGACGAAGGAAACACCGTTAATGGCTATATTGGTGAGACCAGGACCACCGTTGCCAATGACTCCTGCCGTGTATGGGAGGAATGGAAAGGTAGCGATGGAAAAGCCAGATGTGCCTTCGCACACGATGTTATCAGCGATGAAATGGTCCACAACAACAAACTTATTGTTGCGTCCATCCGGAATTGCGGTCTGTCCCTTAGAAGTGTAAGGGTCCATCCTACAGTGCATGTATTCAGACATCTGCTGGCGGGGGCCGCTGACGTGTACTCGCTGTAGGGACTTTTGAATGGATTCAAGAGTTGGGGCTTGTGTTGGGATTCTGTTAGGCGCAGTTTTAGTAGCGCCCCCCTTTCGGGACTTCCCAGCTTTACGTGGCTGGGCCACGAGTCCTTTACTTGTAAGCACCAACGTTGAGGACTTCTTTGTCCTAGTTCTTCTTGGTGCCATGCTCAATACGTTTTCGCGTACCACCCCACGCGAACGAGCAAATCCAGCACTCCCTGATAATCGGGATTGCCGCTAAAATCATCCTCGAACTGCAACATCAGTAGTCTTTTGGACCACTGAAAGGGAAACTCGTGATGGACAAGCTTCATCAGGCCTTTGGTGATATTAATACCATAGGCCTGGAAATCGGAATAGTGATGAGAACAAAACTCAAAACCACCTGAATCAACCGCATTATATGCTTTCAACCGAAAGCCGAGGTCTCGATAACGCTGTGGGGCGTCTTCAATATAGTCCTCTAGGCAATCGTCGCCCATTGTGTCAACGTAGTCGGATCCGACGAGACAAGCAACGAGTGCTCGCATTCGAGAGTTCGACGACGACGTATTGGCGCGACCAGAATTCATTATGCCTGGTTTAGAGGCAACAAGAAGCTGGCCGTTGGACAACTGGTAAACAGAGTAAGCACTCAATGTCACCAGCTTATCCATAAAGCTGCACAACCATTCGGGCGTTGTAACATACAACATCTTACGCATATCAGTATCAGCTTGAAGCAGCCAAAGTTGGACCGACCAGTCCCAACCAGACACATCAGCCGCAGCTTTCTTTCGAAGCTTTGCAGCCTGATCAAATCGTTGATAAAAACGACGTGTGTCTCTGTCAGTGAAGCCCATGCCGGGTTTCGATGGTATATGGTCCCAATTGGCTATCTCATTCTTATTCTGAGGTCCGTGGACAAGCATCTCAATAGCTTTGTCAACAATCGAGACGCACATTATGAGTCTGAGGCGCTGTTGAGCAACCTTCTCTTTATTGTGCGGCTCGTTCTTGACAAAGAGACGTACTACATCAACCAAACACTTCTCGACTAGGTCGAGGTTGTCTAGGAATTTTCCGTCCCAGGCCAAGATTAGCTCAATACGATCCAGAATGGTTTTAACCAAAACTGGGGTAGCGTAGAGCATGAACTCAGCATTTGTTTGAAATGCTTTAGCATAAGGCGTGCCGGGGCACGCATCGGGTTTTATTTGTGGGAGTATTTGTGTTTCAATTATTTGTTTCCAAACTAACCTGTCATATCCTTCTAAGTAGGAGGGTAATCTCATTGTAACGTACTGGGACCGAAGCGATTCTACTGCTTCGGCAACTCTTTTTGAGTCTGGAGGGTGGCAATCAATGCGTCTAGTTGACTGGAATTCAAAGCTCTTAAGCTCTGCGTCAGTCCCTCGATTGGGCCAGGTGAACTCACCACGGGCGGGTTGTTCTTGGGTGATGTCTTGCCAGGTCTGGTTCTCTTTTGTCTGCTTGCCTTCTTGGTAGCGACAGTCGAT